CCAGCATGAGAACCGAACTTTCTCACTTTCCCCTCTGTTGTATACAGGGCTGGGGGGTGGAGGCCGCTTTCGACCTGGATCAATCTGCTGGAGCAACCGCCTTTCCGGCTGGCGGTGGATGCCATGACTACGCACCACCATTATGCCAACTTCAGGATGTCAGCAGCCGCCATTTTGGTCTGGCTTTGAAGCCCTATTTGGGGGCGCGGCCAGGCGGCGTTTGCCGCCCATCCAAGGGATGATGGGTGTGGACATATGAAAGCAAGACCTTTGCTGTATGGATAAACAGTGCTAGGCTCGCTCCGCTTTGTGCACGAAGCAGGAGCCTTGGCTGGACTTGCAGGGGCAATCTGCGGGAAAAGTGGCCGGGCTGGATGTTGACGCATCCTGCCCGGCCGCTCCTTTTACTTCGGTGTGGAAACTTCTTTTGCGTAAGCCTGACAGGCCCGCAGGGCGATCAATCCTTGGTCGCCGGCATCGGTGATTCCGATAATTCGTTGAGCATGCGTTGGGTCAAGTTCGGCTCTTGTGGTGCCATGAACCACGCGGCCGGTGGCGGTGGCGGTTGGCAATGAACAGCTGCTGGTGGCATCGGAGGCGGCGAGTACGACTGACAGCCGCATATCAGCAGTAGCCAGCCGGTCACGCAGACGAGCCTGCTTGGTTTGCTCATTGGTCAATTCTCTGTGGTGGGTTTCGTCTTTGCTCTGCAGGCGCCGTTCCAGGGCCAGGCGCTTGTCCTGCTCGGTACGCTGCAGGGCAGCAGACGCTTGGGATAACTCATTGAGGGTGTCCGCTTGCAGCCGGGATTGCCGCTCCAGCACGCGGCCATAACGCCAGTCCTGGGCAGTCCAGGCCAACGCCGCAGATCCGGCGACCACCATCAACAACAGCACGCCGACGGCAGCGATACGGAACTGCGCAGGGATCAGGTCGAAGAGACGCATAACACCGCCCTCGCCCTGGCCCACAGCTGCAGCCGATCCTCCAGGCCGTTTAGGCCGCCATTGATCCGGCGGGTGATGGTGTTGAACTGCTCCTGATCCGCGAGGGCATTCAACCCGTTCACCGACCAGAACCACGCTGCCGACTCTGCCGCCCATTGCGGCTGCTCGAGCAGCTCCGGGGTGCGCAACAATCGTTCATCGCCGAACAGCGCCAGGCTGCAGCGCAGGTAGTTATCGTGCCCGGTGATCTGGATCAACCCACGGCCACGGTAACGCTGACCGTCCCCATCGGCTTCCGGGGTATTGCCGAGCTTGGCCGCCAGAGAGCCGGTGTCGTATTTTCTGAGGTACTGATCGCTGCCCAGTTCGCGTACGTACTGCAGCTGACCCGATTCGTGTCCGACCTGGGCGAGGAATGCGGCCTGGCGCTTGGGTGTATCGATCTTCCTATTGGTCATCGCTGCGTTTAAGGCAGATACAAAAACGCCCGCTTGGCGGCGGGCGTTGGGCATGATGCGTTGAAGTTGTTGCTCGGTGATGGGCATGACGCCTCCTGAGTTTATCGTTGCGGATCGGGCAAGTGCGTTAAGCGATCACGGCACTGTCAGCACGGTGAGCGGCTTTTTCTCTTTCTTCCCTTTGGCCTTGGCTTTGCCTTTCTTACCAGCATTACACTCGACCGTGGTGGACCAGCCGGCCTGGGTGAACACCTGTTCCACCGAGTCCACGAGAAAGTCCCCATCCAATCCGTCCTTGAAGCCCTGCGCATTGATGTGGCGCTCGGCGAACAGGTCGGTGCGCCCCACCATTTCCAGTCGAACCGCTGCCGTAGAACGGTTGAACGCATTCAGCCGCGCCTTGGCAGCCTGTTCCGCTGCAGACTTGTTGGGATGGATATGTCGGTCGGTATGGACCGGCGGCATGCCTTCCGGCGCGTCATCGTTTCCCAGCTCCAGGGTCACCAGTTCGCCGTTCTTCTTGTTCTGGTAGCGCGTCTTGACGGCCTTTTGCGTGGTTCGGTCAGCGAAACGAAACTGCCAGCGGCTGACGTCACTTTTCGCGATGGTGACCACACCGAGGGTTTTGCCACTCGCGCTCTTGCCCGCCTGACGCTGCATCACCAGCAACTTGCCGTCAGCGACCTTGGCGGTGCAGTCGTATTGCTTGGACAGACGAGTGATGAAGTTGAAGTCGGACTCGCCGATCTGGTCGACCCGGGGCACTACTGTGGTGATGGAACAGACCGGTTGCCAACCATTGCGAGCCGCCACGTCAGCGACGATCTGCGCGAGGGTGACGTTTTCCCAACTACCGGTGCGGGTAGTTTTGCCGGATCCACGCATGTCGCTGGCTTTACCGCGAATCACGATGGTGTCCGGCGGGCCGGATGCTTCGACCTCATCCACGACGTAGCGGCCGAGGCGCGTCAGACTGTTGCCGGCGTAGCCCAGGTAGATCTCAATGCTGGCACCGCGCTTGGGCAATGACACCGCACCGTCGCGGTCATCGATACGCAACTCGAAGTCATCCGACTCCATGCCAGGTTTATCGACGGTGCGCAGGGACATCAGGCGGTCGTTGATCAGGGCCGTGATATCGGTCCCGTCAGCAACAATTCTAAAAGTTGGTTTCATCTCAATACCCTAGAAACGACAAAGCCCCGCAGTGCGAGGCTTTGTCATGAACAGCTACTCAAATGTTTGACTCATCACCATCAATCCCACAGCTGCACCGTTTCGTCCGTGACTGGTGGAAGGTCCGGAAAGACAATCAGCAATCCGGCCTTAAGCGGTTGCGGCTGGTCGGCCAACCCTTGGTTCTGAGCCAGCACGGCCTCCACCGTGCCGTTCAGGTGCCCGTAGAACTGATTGCACAAGGTATCCAGCACGTCGCCGTCAGACGTTCTGCAGGTCATCGCCATAACGTACAAACTCCAGGGTGAATACTTGTTTGCGTGGGATACCGCCCTGCAGCAGCGCGCTCTGCTCTTCATCGAGGTTCTTCAGGCACCAGGTGCCCAGCACTTCTCCGTAGCCGGTGGTAAGGGTCAGTGGCAGCAACTGGGCACCGATGCTGCGCAGGGTGTCCAGTTGCTTAAGTCCTCCCTTGAACCCGGGAAAGATTGAGCCTTTGAGTGTCATTTTCTCCTCGCCCATACCGATGGCCTGCTGCGCCGGCCGACGGCTGAGACGCTCTTGCGAGGCCCAGCGAAACTCCGTCTGCCGGCGTAACTCGTCGAAGGCCGCCGTATCCAGGTTGAAGTAATACGGTTGCGTGTTCGGTTTCCTGCTGCGCGGCGTCACTGAGTGCGCGCTGCATCAAAGGCAGCAACTGCTGAACAAACTGCTGCGGATCCTTGGCATCTCCCTCGACCGTGACCGGCATGCTCAGCGAGTAGCTGAACTTCTGGTCGACCCGTGCCGGGTCTGGCTTGGGTGCAGTAGGCGTTTGAATAACCAGGTTCGCAGGTTTGGTAGCAGCAGGCGCCGCCAACGAGCGAGTCACGTCACCCAGCGCGGGTCCCATTGGCATCATCATTGGAGCTGCTGGCTTCGGTGCTGACGCCGCGATTAGAGGCTGTCGACGGGTTTGAGAGTCGACAATACGGTTTACCGGCCTGGATCAACGGTCTGGCAACAGGCGACACCGGAGCGACAGCCGTTCCAATATCTGGCACAGCAGGTGCAGCAGGTGCAGCCTCGACCACTATGGCAGCGGGTTGCCGGGCAAAGCTGTTGGCCATAGTCGCCAGACTGGGTACAGCAGGGCCAGGTCGCGGTGCCAACAGCATCGGTGTAATCGGAGCGGCGGGCTCTTTGGGTTTGTCACTGCCAAACATCGACAATCCTGCCCATCCGCCCAGTTGCTGCCCTCCCATGCTGCCAAGGTAAGCACCTACCATTCCTCCGATGGCTGTGCCTATGATCGGCACCACCGAACCAATAGCTGCACCAGCAGCGGCACCCGCCATAGTCCCAGCGAGGGTTCCAGCGGCTTCACCATAGCCTTGCGCCTTTTCGTCCTGAGTTTCAGCGGTAAGGTAGGTGTTTAGCACCTTGCTGCCCGCCTCAACCAGGGAAGCGCCTGGAACTGCTTTGACCGCCTTACCAACCTTACCGACGCCTCCGGCGACCGAGGTCAACATCTGTCTGCCGGGACTCGGTACTGCAGGAGGACGAGGCACTGGAACAGGCGGCCTTGACGCCGGCAACGGTACGGTAACCGGCGGTGGCAACGGCCTAACAACCGGGCTGCGCGGCGGAACCGAAGATCGCGGTGCTGCTGGAGACGCCTGCACCGGTCCAGCTGGACGAGGTGGCCGTGGCGGGGCCGCTGGTCTTCGACGCGACGGTCGAGAGGTAGGCGGGTTTCTGTTACGCCGCCGTCCCGGGCGTCTATCACCCATACCGCACATGGATGCCATGTTGACGACGAATACACGTCGAACCCCGCCATCACCACCGGCAGATTCAGCTCCGCCCTCTGCCCCCACAGCATCCTGAATCATCGATACGACATCCAAACCCGTAGCGACTGGATCGAACCCACCGGCCTTCGGATCAGTCCCCTCCTCCAAGCTCTCCTTACCTCGGACAGCGGCGACGGCTTTCAGTCCTTTCTCAACCACCGACAACGCGGTACCGGCCTTAACCTTGGTGCCCCCCTCACCGCCTCCTGCCTCCGCATTGGTGACAAAAACCTTCTGCACACCACCCGTTTTTCCACCCAGACCACCACGGGCTAGGTTGAGCAGCCCCTTGCCGATCTTGAATGTCTGAAACGCCGCCACCGCTGCGCCAATCGCCCCAATAGCCACTGTCGTCCCGCTGACGATTTTCGGGAACTCATTGGCGAGGCCCGCCATGCTGTTACCAACCTTGGTCAGACCATCGGCCGCCAAATCGGTGAGCGGTCGCAACGCATCACCGAGACTGGTCATCGTAGCTTCCATGCTCGATGTCGCCGCGCTCCATTTTGAGTTGGACGTCTCGCGGGCCTTCGCCGCGTCGGCTTCGATCTTGGCCTTACCATCGGTCTCCTTGATGGTGGTCATGTTGTCCTTGATCGTGTTGCCGTACTTGATCTGCGCGAGCAATGGAAATGGTCATGACCACAGGTACTGGGGACGTATATAAATTCGACCTGGCCGTGGAGAAGGTTTTAGATGTCGAAATTATTATTGCTGCGGCCGAGACAGAAGACGAACTGGGGTGCGTGCTGCGCTTCCATCTAATGCTAGAAAGCCTCCTATCATTTTACCTTGATGAAAAATGCCAGGGCGAAGTGGGCAAATACGCTAAGCCTCCGCGCGACTTCGGCCAGAAGTTGGGCATGGCTGCTGCGTTCGGAATTCCGATGCAAATAGCCGCAGTGATCCATCAAGTAAATAATATGCGAAACAAACTTGCCCATGGACATAGTCCGCAGCTAGACAAAGGGGACGTGAAGCAACTCGCGAGACTTGTAAATTTAATGTCCGCCATCGACCCCGAATTCACGCCCTTGGAGAAACGCTACATCGAACTCCCTGTGAAACGTCCCGGCGAAAGGATAACCTTTGGTAAGGAAGGACCACGAATCGACTTCCTAATGGCATCCACTGCATTTTGGGGCACCGCAATAAATGCACTCACTCAAGAAGCGGCGCTGAATAAGCTACAGCTCCTCATCGAAGCTGAAATAGGCTCCGCGAATCAGCCTTAA